CGCCATCGGAATACTCCGACCACACTCGACCAATTTCCGCCTTCTGATCGGCATCCATGTCTTTCGTGTGTCCAAGGAACGTCGTCCACAGGCCAATGATCTCCTCATCGATCGGTGGCTTTGACTCCTCAACCTCAATGGCAAGGGCCTCATCGGTGCGAGCCAAGTACAGCCCGATACCCAGTTGCTGGGCCGCCTTCTTCAAAGCGTCGGAAACGGCACCCTTGAATTCATCACCAAGATCGACGATGTCGCCGTTTTTGGTGCGCTTGATCTTCTGGCCACCAAAACCGTCCTTGGCCACCATCTTCTGGAACCCGTCCTCGCCCTCGAAAGTGATGACAAGTCGAACATGGGCAACAATGAAATCCGGGTCGAGGCTGTCACGCTCGCACCGAATAATCTCTGATGTCCAGTTGTCGGGTCCGACAACCTTATTCAGTCGTGTGATGACTTCGCTCACAGGGATGTAGATAAGGTTGGCTCCACCCTTCTTCAAGGTGCGCTCAACCTCCTTCGGAAATGGCTCAGAGAATTGCTGGAGCAGGTAGTGGATGGTCACTTTGCGTTCCCCTTTCGGACGACGATGTTGGTTCTAACTTCGGACTCGCAGTACATGTCGGGGTTGATGCCGATTTCTCCGAGTTTGGTTGCACGCCAGTATGACGGCTGAACGTAGTCCAGCATCTTCATGGCGACCTCTGTTGGGTTGAGGACGACTTCTCCCGTGTCCATGTCGACGGAAGAACGAACGATGCGCTCAACAACAGCGGAGGCGATCTCCTTGTGTTGCCACTTCGTGCGGTTCGCTGCGGTCTTGCGCTCAATCTCAGCGCCATCACGCAAGGTGATCATGTCTTCGGTGAGGAGCGAAATCAATCGGCCCTCAACGGACGAGTACAGATACGAGACATCTCGTTTTGCGAGATTGAGTTCCAGAAACAGATCGGCTGCTTCCGTGGGGTCGGGTTCGCTGTTGACGTACTCGCCGAGGATCTCATCGAGAGCCATAACGAGGCGACGCAGAGTGCGAATTTCTTCAATAGGGACAGTAGTCATATTTGCTCCGGTAGTAGATGGAGTGGGCTGGTTGTCAAATGACGATAGCAACTCGTTTCCGCTGTGGCAACCCCAATCCGGTTAAAAATGTAAAAGCGCCGACAGCGGAGTCGACTTGGTCGTCATGGTTGGCGGCTTCCGGAAAGGATGACAATTCGTCAAGCCAATCTGTCAGCCACGTGGATCTTACACACCGCACGTTGCCATTTGCAACCGCAGCAGCAAACGGGCGAGCACGAGTCAGTTTATCGCCAGTCGAACGAATTCCCTCAAAGTCGTAACCCGGAACCACATACCGGGCGTACTGATCGCAGAGCGCCTTGCCCGAAGAGCCGGGCTCCTGCTCCATGCGGATCGCCACTGCGTGACCGTCTTCGTATGCCGTTTGGGCCACGAGTTGTTCGACTTTTTCTCCCTTTACCCGTGCCCTACGGACGTCCAAAACGTAGGCGATTCCTTGATCGAACAACATCAGGGTCCCAACGGTCCAGTCGGGATCAGGGTTTGACGACGAGGGCTCAGTCGCCGCCAAGTCCCAAAAGCGGACTGCCCGTGCTGATGAGGTGATTTGGGGCACCTCTTGAGGATCAAGAAGAACGATACTTTCACGCTCGAAAAGTGTTCCGAGAGTCGTGGACCACCAGTCACCTTCCTCAAGACGACGACGCTCAACTGGGTCTAGAGCCGACAGGGCTTGACGATATGACTGAGCGTCAATTCCGGGGTTGTCGGTCAGTTTGGATGGGACGAAGATGCGCCCCTGATCCTTACCCTCAATAATGAACCGTTGCCGAACCCAGTTGGGAGCAGGGTTGGAGGCAGACCTCATGCGCAGCGGAACCTTGGCGAGGGGACCGGAGGCTGGACGACGAAGACGAGAGAACATGTACCGATAGTCGCTCTCACGAATTTCGGTGACTTCGTCCATGCCGATGAACTGGAATTCCGCACCTTTGTAGCGCAAGTAGTCTTGCGAGTTATTCAGGTAACCGAAGGAAATTCTTGCTCCAGACGGAAAGACCGCTGTGTAGTTATTCGCATTCCACTTGACATCGTCCTCGGCTGCAATCCAAGACTGAAAACGGTCCATGATCGCTCCGGGGAGGGCCAAGTCGGCATACGTACGACGGAAAAGAATCGCGCTGTAATTTGGAATGTCGACATATTGAAGTGCCGACATCAGCAAGGCCGATGATTTACCTCCACCCGCAGCACCACCAAAAAGAGCCTCAAGGGCATACGTCCTCAAGAAGACTTTTTGCGTCAGTGACGCCTCTTCCGGACAGTAATGGGGCTTCTTGGGTTCTAGGTAGTCAAGAACCTTGCCCCAGTCTGGTTGGGCCATGGCTTTCCCTTCGTGGTTGTTCCTAGAATACTGCAGCGATGTGCGCTATGTTGTGACTATGCCAAAAGACGGCCCTAAACGAATCACGCTGATGCGATTGCGCTTGGCAATGTTTTTCCGAAGATTGTTCACCAGAAAGAATGCCGCCAACCTCTTGATGCTATCATTTATAGTGCTTACCAGCGTTGGCGTTGGCCTCACGGTGTCTACCGGATGGGGCTTGGTTGTCGCTGGGGTTACAAGCGGCATATTCGGCTTCTTGCTGGGACTTGAGTAAGTATGGCGTGGAACTCTACGGAAAATAAGTCGCTTGGTGGCAACTCGGCGAGCAAAGCAGCAAGGGTTGGCGTCGGCGCCCCCGTTGCCAATAATGCCAATTTCGCTGGACGGGCATATCGAGATCCTTGGGATATCGAGCGGGCCTACAAAGAGGGCATGGCGAAAGTCGTATGGGTTTCTCGGTGTATCGATGCCATTGCCGGCAACCAAGCACGACTGCCGATCATCCTTCGCAAAGACAATGACCCAGAGGGTGAGATCGTCACAAAATCTCGTGCCAAAAACACGACCATTTTCGACCTGCTGAACACGAAGTCAAATATCGGCGAAAACTCGTTTGCTTTCAGGTATCGCCTCTCGTCGCAACTTCTGATGAGCAGCCGTGGCGCGTTTATCGAAAAAGTGCGCGGAAGGGACGGTCGAATCATCGGGCTGAACCTTCTTCCACCCCAGCACACCGCCCCAATCCCGGATCCGAAGCGGTTTGTTTCCGGCTATGAAGTCTTGATGCCAAACGGCGACAAAATCATCATGCCGCCGAACGACGTCATCTGGGTGAGGAAGCCACATCCGCTCGACCCATACCTGTCGTTGACTCCAATGGAATCCGCCGGCGTCGCCATCGAAATCGAGAATTTGGCGAAGTTGTACAACCGAAATTACCTGCTCAACGATGGTAGGCCGGGAGGATTGCTCGTACTCAAGGGCGAAATCGACGAGGACGATAAGGCAGAGTTGTCCAATCGTTTCCGTGGAAACCTTGGCCGAGTTGGTGGAACAACGGTTATCGCATCCGAAGATGGTGTCGATTACGTAGACACGTCCTCCAATCCTCGTGACGCTGCATACATTCAAATGCGGCAAATCACCAAAGAAGAGATCTTGGCATCATTTGGTGTTCCCGAATCAGTCATTGGCAACGCGGCTGGGCGAACATTCTCTAACGCCGCCGAGGAAATCCGGGTTTTCTGGATCGAAACAATGATGCCGCACCTAGAGCCGCTCGCACGCGCGCTTGATGAACTCGACGAGGACCACTACGTCGACTTTGATACCAGCGAAGTCCCAATTCTTGTTATCTACAAGCAAGAACGTGAGCAGTATTTGCTACAGGAACTTCAGCAGGGTTTGATCAGCCCTAACGAGTATCGTCTCGCCACCGGAAAGAAGAAGGTCAAGGCCGACCTTGCGGATTCACTTTTGATGAACCCGAACCTCACCCCGATCGCAAACACCGAAAAAGAAATGCCAAAACCGGAAGCACAAATGGGTGGCCCACAGCCCGGAATGCCACCCGGCGCGCCCGGAGAACCACCGGCACCACCTGAAATGGGTGGACTCGGTGAAACCGCTGTTCAGAATCAGCCACCACTTGACCCCAACACAATGCAGGGTGCTATTGCTGCTGAGCAAGGCGCACCTCAGGCCGCTGTTGCCCCACAACCTGAAGGGCAGTTGGCTGATCCCGCTTTCGAAAACATTGAAACTAAGGATGCGGACGATTACGGTCTTGAGCGTTGGACTCAAATCCTCGAAAGGACCGTCGAGCGCCTTTTGGAGCGTCAGCAGCGTGTCGTGATGGAGAAGGCCTTTGGCTCCAAATGCAAGAAGGCTCTGATCGAGGGCGTGCTGGATGTCGACATGTTCATGCCTGCTGACGTTTGGTACAAGCAGTACGACGAGGACATTCGTCCAGTTTTGATGTCAATTATGAAGGATGGCGTCGAAGTTAAGTCTGAAACCGACAACGAAGAACTCGTCGTTGCTGCAAATGCTGCGTTGGGTCGTATCAAGTCTCTCGTTGATTCGACGCGACAAGAGTTCACGAAGGAAATTCATTCGTCTTATGGGATTTCCTCCCCAGAGATTCGGACCACCGTCGTAAAAGCAGCCGTGACCAGCCACTTTGTAAATCTTCTGGCCAACACTCCGTCAAAAATTGCTGGACCCGAAGCACGTCGGGCTTGGCGTTTACGTAAATAGCGTCAGGGTTTACGTAAACCCAGCAATTACTTGGTAATAGTTGCAATAACCAGCAACCCTGTCGTTTATCATTGATCAGGAACAAGGGAGAAACCCATGCCTGATTCTCAGATCGATGACATCGAGTTCAAAGCGGCGCCAGCCGGCCAAGTTTCCGTAAATGACTCGAAAGGTATTGTCGAATGCTTCGTTGCGGGCATCGGCAATAAAGACTCGGTGGGGGACATTTGCGCTCCCGGAGCGTTCAACGGAAGCCTGAAGCGCCGCAAGCCGCGCGTGGTCTGGGGTCACAACTGGAACGACCCAATTGGAAAAGTCCTTGAGATTTACGAGGTTCCGCCCTCTGACCCTCGCCTTCCCGAGAAGATGAAGCGAGCCGGAATTGGTGGCCTTTATGCAAAGGTCCAGTTCAACCTGAACTCCGAAAAGGGGCGGGAAGCGTTCGCGAACGTGCAATTTTTCGGGCTAGAGCAAGAGTGGTCGATTGGTTACAAGACGCTCGACGCCGTGTTCGACCCGTCAAAGCAGGCCAATGTTCTCAAAGAAGTCGAACTTTACGAAGTCAGCCCTGTTCTTCATGGTGCTAACCAGTTGACGGGCACAATCTCGATCAAGCAGGCAAAACTCCGCGACCCCAAGGGTGGCCTCACCGCTGCCGGTCGTCGTCATTTCAAGCGTACAGAGGGTGCAAATCTGAAGCCCGGCGTCCGTGGTGCCGCCGACACGCCGCAGAAAATGCGCCGCAAAGGTTCTTTCTTGACCCGTTTCTTCACCAACCCGTCCGGCCCCATGAAAAAGCCGAACGGCAAGCCAACGCGCCTTGCCCTTTCCGCCGCCGCGTGGGGTGAGCCGGTTCCCCAAAACCGCAGCGACGCAGCAAAACTCGCAGCCAAGGGACGGCGAATGCTGGAGCGTTACGAAAACTCGAAGAAAAAGGATGCTCAATGGGAGGAAGACTTTGATTTCTCCGATTACGAAATGTTCTTCGAGGAAGAATTCACAGAGATGGCTCTCGACGAGGTGAAGAGCCAGTCCGAAGAAGAACTTTGGGATTCCGTTGACTTCGACGACTTCGACGAGAAGGGCCACATGATGATGCGGATGGTCCCCGTCCGCAAGCCAGAGCCGCGTCGCGACATTTTCGCCGAAGGCGAAGCACAACCGTTGAACGCCGAGAAGCGCAACTCTCTCGAAATGGAGATCGCCTCCCGAGTTCAGGCCCCCATCAAGTTGATGAGTGCAACTGAAAATATCGTCATTTTCGCAAAAATGAAGGAAGGCATGAAGAAGTACTATCGCCTTCCTTACCACTGGGATCAAGAGACTCAGCAATACATGTTCGGAAAGCCCGAGCGTGTTGTGCCTCAAATGACGTTCCAGCCGATGAGTACGGTTGTTCCTTCGCAAATGCCGGCAATGCCAATGCAGGTCAAGCCGAACCAGTCGACCAGTCGTGCCTACGCTGGTGGTCAGGAAGAGCCGACCATGGCGGCGATTTTTGAGCCGCGAGAGAAGTACTACGACGATGAGGAAAAATCGTTGGCCTACATGACGAGCATGTCGGGTTTTGACGAGGAAGAGCAGAACATCATCATCGAGTGCGATTCATCGCAAGCCTTCCGGGTGAAATCAGAACTTGACCCAATTTTTGAGTATCACAATGCTGAAGTTGAAGTAACGGAATTCGGAATCAAGGTCCTTTCAGGAGCCACCGAAGAGTTCTTGGAAGCGGTCTATACCGCCAGCAAGAACATCTTTGGGGGTGGTTCAAAAAAAGCACTTAGGTCCTTACGGGCCGCCACTCAACGATTCGATCCAAACGCAGTTGATGGCGACAACGACGGCTTAGTTCAGGAAGGCTCACCATTCGAGCGTCCTGCCACGCCCAAGACGCCAAAACTTCCGTCTGCCCCTAGTGTTCGGCAGGCCGGCAGCGAAACTACTACGGATACCGGCATTCGATCCATGCGTTCAAATTCCTATAAGCAACGTCTTGAGCGCATGAATTTTGAAGAAGTGCAAACTGAAGCGAAAGAGGCCATCGAGGAAATCGACAAAATTGTCGAAGACATGATGGACCGGTCCGGCAAGTCCTATGAAGACCTGTGGGCAATGTCTCTACTGGAAATGGAGCAAGGCCGATCAAATCTTGATTTGGCCAAGTCAATTCTTTCCAACCGTATGGGCGCAGACAAGGTCACCGACGAAGATGCACAAAGACTCGTTGATGACTACGAGTCGTGGTTCATTGGTGCTCTGGGTGACCTGAACGAGGCGGAAGATCGCCTGTCGACAATTGACGACCATATTGCGGATTTTGCAGACTACGGTGAGACCGTAGAGCAAAAGTTGGAAGATCTGGCTGAAGAGCGCCGTTACACAGACGGCGAAATCGATAAAACCGCCCGCCGCCTTGGTATGACTCGCGAGGACTACAGGGCCCTAAAAAATGCGGAAGATCGTGAAGCAGCAGGAGACAAGTATCTTCGCGACAATTTTGATGCGGATGAAATCGAAGATGAAGAGTACGCATTTTACATGCAGTCTCTTATTGAGGAAATGAATGACGCTGATGAGTTTGATCTGCAGGAACGGCTTCTCCGTGAGGACGAAGAGTGGTTCAACTCACGCTCGGTATTGACGCCGGACGAGATTCGTAAGTTCCGTTTTGATACGACTCAGGGTCGCGACGAAAACCCTTACAACAGTTACGACAAAACCAAAAAACTTCGTGACGGAGTGAATGCCGCTTGGGAATCAATCAAGGGACCCAAGAAGGGCGGAATGCGTTCGACTAGGAAGAATAACGACGAAATCGAACTGGTCGCACCGGCACGAAACCGCATTGCCTACGCCGATACTCTGCAAGACTTTGCAGACAACGCCAACATCGACAGGACGCTCTCTGACGCCTTGAGGGAACTCGGATCTCAAATTGACCCCGAGACTGGCCCCTCTATCGTTAATCGTTCAAATCTTCAGATTGCAATCGATGCTGTCACATCTCGAATTGGAGATGACGAATCTGGAAAACTGCTAGAACTCTCCGACTTCTTGTCGCGCATGAAAAATGGCGCAAAAAACAATCGATGGGTTGACGGGAACCTCGACCCGGATCGACAGAAGTTAAACACGATGGGCCCGAGAAGCAATCCGGGCATTCCGGATAATGGGATCTCCCTCAAGTTGACGCCAGATGAACGCGGCGATATTCGTCGGGTGCTAGAGAAGGAGAAAGGCAATTCTCAAGGTATTGCCGCATTCGCAGAATTTGATAAGTGGCTTCAAGGCAACTCTGACAAAATGCCTGCTGATGTCGCACGCCGAATCCAAAGTGGATTGAACGAGTTTGCCAAGCGCAACGAGGCTGGTGAGATCAATCCAGTCATGCGTGCGGCCAAAGACGTAATTGACCTTGCTGCACTTTCCCCCAACGCCACATACGAGTCACCAAACCTGAAGAAGGGGGGCGGTTTCAACAATCGTCGCCCTGCACCGATGGGCTTGACTAGGCGCAACATGGGTGAACTTTTGCGCTGGGGTCAAAGTGACGGCCAGCCAGAAGTTCGAGACCGTTTTGCTGGACTTGAAGTTGACGACATCTCCCCTAAGGGATGGGCGATCTTGCAAAACTCGCGATCCTCCAGCATGAGCGGACTTCGTTCTGAGCGTGATGATGGTGGGTCTGGTCGACCTACCGTTTCAGCGGAAACCCGCGATACCGGCAAAGAACGCCAGCGTGGTCGCCCAATGGGAACCATTCAGGAAGATGGACGGTTCAAAGGCAAGAAGTGGGAAGACATCAAACCGGAAGGATGGGACGATCTACCCGCTGACCAGCAGTTTGATGACCTTTACGCTTTCTACCACCCCAACAAGAGTGGTATGCGGGAAGTTGATTTCCAAAGACTTTCGAAAGAAATTTCGAAGCGCATCGAAGACGAAGAGCGTCGCGCAGCACGGAGAAATCGCCGCAGTCAGATTGCTCAAGAGTTGGCCGACGGCACACGTGAGGCTCCTTCACGGCCCGCTACCACTCGCCGAGAGGGCGACGGTGACGCACCAGAAGAAGAAGATGCGCCAGAAATGACCGCTGAACAATGGTCCGCACGGCGTCGTCGCGACTTGAACAAGGTTGACAAACGTGTTGCTGGCAACCAGACCAGAACCAGCGAAGCCGTTGCTGATGGCGATGCCTCAGAGGAGCACCGCGAAGTCTGGGATTCGTTGTCGGATATCGTCAGCGAGGGTGATGAAGTAACGATGTCAATGCTTGAATCTGTTCAATCAATTCTTGACGATTACATGGAGCAGTTCCAAGGCGAGGATTTGACCGCCAAAGAATCCGCCAGCATGCAGGCTGCTCGATCGCTGAAGAATACCGTTGACGAGATGGTTGATCTCTACAAGGGAACCGACGTCATTGAGCAGGGCGACACAAGTGTGGGCGGAGGCTTCGGTGGGGTCGACGAAAACGACATTCCAAACTCCGGGGTCAGTGCGGCCAGATTCCTCTCGGAAGGAGGAATGCGCTCATTCCGCAATTACCAACCAAGCGCGATCGTTAATGATTATGCGGAAAATCGAATCTCTGGTGGAATGCGCTCCGAAAGAGCAGGCCGAACGCAGATTATTGAAGAAGCGACCTTCTTTAAAAAAGTTGAGGATTCCTTGGCAAAGGAAATCCGTGAAGCGCGCTCAGCAAATGATCGCACCACTGCCGACGCATTGACGCTCCTACAAAGAATCATGGGTCGCCAAGATGCAGGGAAAATCTCTGACCGTCGCACCAATGTTGGGACAATTACTGTCACTCAAGATGAAGTCGACCAAATTATGGACGCCTTGATGGTTGTGGTTGATCGCCAAATGGAAACAGGAGGATCAAGGGTCGAAATGTTCTCCCGACTGATCGATCTTTTTGCTGAAGCGGCAATGGGAACCTTCATCATGGGCACAACTGAAGAAATCACCAGTAGGAGCCAGCAAAGGACAAACTCGCAAGGACGGACGGTAAACATCCCGAACAATTGATTAAGCGTGCTTTCCCACGGAGGCACTCTGTTGTAAGGTACAATTTGACAAACGGTCCTCGTAAAAATAAGCCCAATACTTCTGCATGGTCTCCGGTTGCAAGACTATGATGCCATGTGAAGGATGTAGTCTCCCCAAGGGTTGCCTACTCAAGAACATGCACTATAAGGAGCCAGTCACGATGAGTTACGACGAGAAAGCAGTTGTCAAGATTGACGCTGATGGCGACGTCCTGAAGTGCGCAAAAGGTCTGGGTGGCGACGAATGTGGCTACAAGGCTGGCGCCAAGGTCTGTGGCAAGTGTGGCGCCATGCCGGTTGCCATGAAAATGGTCCCCGTCGATGACGAAGAGGTCGACGACGAAAAAATGGAAGGGATCGACGAAGACGACGAACTCGTGAAGAAGGCTCTTGCGGCAATGGACGCAGAGATGGGCGACGACGACGACGACGAGGAAGACGAAGAGGAAGAGGGCGGCGAAGCCGATGCTGGCGAGGAAGATACTCCCGCCGAATCCGAGGACGCCCCTACTCCCGACGCCGAAATGGGCGACGAAGAGGACGAGGAAGACGAAGAAGACGAGGAAGAGGCTCCAGCCCCCATGGAGAAGGGTTGGATGGATCCGGCCCGCAAGCGCCGTCTTCAGACCATGGGCAAGAAGAGCGCCGATGTTGGCGCCTCTGGCTTCTTGTGTGCTATTGACCGCAAGGTGTATCCCGGTAGTAGCGGCATGTGTGACGACTGCCCGGGCGGATGCATGTCGGAGAAGGGTATGCCCGGACTCATCGAGATCGAGGGCAAGGCCGAAGCAGAGTTTGACGGAACCGTCATCGACTCCGGCTACTCCCAGAGCAGCGACATTTACATCGTTGATCTTCAGGTGAAGGATGGCCGAGCCATTGAGGTCTTCATGGAAGGCACAACCGGCGAGGTTCTCGGTTTCCACCGACTCGACGATTCAGTGTTCGAGCAGAAGTCGCTTTACAGCGAAACGGAACTCATCGACTTCAACGAGGCGTGTGACATCGCTGTCAAGAGCCTTGACGGAATTGACGGATCCGTGATGGCTGTTGAGCCCGACACTTTCGAGGGCTTCGACTGTTACGCCGTTGAGATCGACGGAATTGACGGAAAGTCTTATGACGTGTTCGTTGCACTCGACGGCGAGGTTCTTGGATTCGACGCCTACGAGCCGGAAGAGGCCGAGGAGATCGAGGCTGAAGCCGCCGAGATCGCCCTGAAGCGCGCTTTCAATGAGGAGCAGCGCGAGGAAATGGCCAAGGAGGGCCTTGCTCTTCCTGACGGTTCGTTCCCGATCTCGAATGTGGACGACCTTCGCAATGCGATCATGGCTCACGGTCGCGCCGCCGACAAGGACAAGGCGAAGCGCCACATCATGAAGCGCGCTCGCGAAATGGGCAAGGAAGACATGCTTCCCGCCAGTTGGGCGACCAAGAAGAAGGAGGACGCTGTCAGCGCCATCAGTGATGCGGACTTCATGCAGTCGCTTGTTGAGTTCGAACTGCTGACCAGCGAGGACGGCGACGACGACGGTCTCGCCTGAGGGCCGGGAAAGAGTGGGTCCCAATGGCCCTAACCCGAGCCACCAGACACATAACCTCAGAACGTGTACTAGGTAGCCCGAGACGCGACTACGAGGCAATCGGACAGCGATTCCGCATCCATGCGGCTATCGCAAGCACCAAAACTGAAATTGATCCAGAGTGGTCAGTTAAGGCACTCAATGGAAATTCTGTTGGTGGTGGCAAAGGGTCTGAGAAACGGACTGCCGGTACCGGTGTTGCAGAAACTATCCCCGAAATTCGTTTTGCTCCGAATAAGAAGCGCAGCCCGGGTGATGTCCTAAAACTTCACGTCACCGCAGAGGACATGTTGCGTCCGGGGAACGAGCCGAACTTCGGATGGGTTGCCCCACCGAAGAAAATGCGGCCCGCTGAACGACAGAAGGCCATGGCTGAAGCGCTTGACTTTCGTAAGCGTGGACCAAAAATTGTTGTAGACGAATACGATGCGGATCCACGAACGGGAAAGCGCATCGAAGAGTCCAAACGGCGCGTCAACATAAAATCCCTATCCGGTGACGTTGAGGTAAAGGCACTAGGAAGAAGTCTTTCTTCTTATGTCCCCGGAGGAAACATCGGTTCAAGGGCGGCGAGCGCTCTAGGTGTCATCGTCGATGAACTTGGAAAGTTTAGATGTCCTCCCGGAACCCCTGCTGCGAACCAGTTCACCGACGAATTCGGAACCAACTGCTTTGTTCCGACCCGAGCGGCAAGGCGAATGCTTGGACGTGTCGGAAGTTGGTTCAACAATCACGTGGCCATGGGCCGCTACATGGAATTCTTGGATGCCAATGAGGACGATCCACGATTCGCCTCCAACAGACGCGCCATGGAGGCAGCATCGCAAATGCTTGCCCCTCAGGCTGTCTTTGATCAACGTCTTATGGACAAGGACTCAGCCCTTGACACCTTGCGCAACATGGTTGGGGCAACCGGAGACACAGATTTAAACGCTGACCTGTGGGACACTCTTGACCGACTGAACGAAAGCGGGATGTGGGACGTTGCTTGGCAAGGGTTATTCACGGACATTTTCGGTAACGCTATTGGCGACGACACTCTCACTTTGTGGGAAAACCTCCAGAAGATGGACGCCACCCTGCGTCAAAACTACCTAGACCAAATTGACCCTTCTTTAGACGATGCTGCCAAAGCGCAGATGGTTGATCTTCTCGTCCAGCGCCATCATGACGTTATGCGAGGTTTCCTCGAAGGTGTTCTTCACGAGTTTCATGACGACCCAGACACTGCGCGAAACCTCAAGGTTTTAGAGTTCCGCGCTTTTGAACCCAGCAAGGACAATCTCAAAAGTTACTGGGCTACTGAAGCAGAGTTGATCCCCGGAGCGTTGACTGCCGACGGCTTCGGACTCACCATGCAGTTCAATCCATTGGTCCAAGTCCTTCGACCGATGATCGAAGACGATGGAGCATTTTTCCTCAATGACGGAAAAATTCGCATTGTGTCAACTGATGGTTCGGGGAGTGAAGGGGCCCAGTGGCAATCAATACAGGATTTTTTCAAGGATCAGATTGACCTCGAAAGATGGAAAGACAAGTACGCGACGGATTTGTCGGCTGCTCGACATAAATCGCTGCAAGCCTCATCGCGCCACACCGCGTACCACGAGATGGGACACCTTCAGCAGTACTCCGTTCTTCAAAAAACGATTCTAGAGGACTTCAATAAACGAGGTGTCGTTTATCTTGCCACCTCACAAGGTCCTCAAGCCATAGTGACCCCTCCTGATCAGTGGGACAACCTCACGTGGATGCAAGCCATCAATACCACAATGTCTCAGTCACTCCCTCAGGAGTATTTGCCGGAGGGTTTCCCACCAGTAGGAATTACTGCTTTCGAAGGTTCGATGCTGCACATCCTGTCGGGAGCGTATTACCAAGATTTAGTTGAAAAATATTGGCATGGTGGCGAGGACACCCCCGATTGGATGGGTCCATTAGCGGACGATTCCGGACAGACACTTGCCGTCATGCTGATGGAAGGAATGACGGAACTGCGCGCCCTTCAGCGGATGGGTGTTGTTGACAGCGAACTTATTGATCAGAACATTGAGTGGATGAACAATCGTTCCGATCTGAATCCACCGGGAACACCGGGCGGACCCCCTCGCTGGAATCCCCCTCCCCCCGGGCAACCTCAACCCCCGACACCTCCGAGTGCTCCACCCACGAATCCGCCGAACGCTCCTCCCGGCGACCCCGTTCCTGACGATACGGAATTGGACATCATCCCGAGCGGCATCACGTGGATGGTGGACAAAGAGACTGGGGAAATCCAACCGACCCAAGGCCCGTGGGACCTCATGGAGCGCTATTTCATTTCTCGCTTCGGAGGCAGGCCAGACGACAAAACTGGTGGCCATCAGGAAATTCCCAGAAAGTCAATTGCTCGCACGTGGCAATGGTCAGACGTTTCATATGCGCAGTTGGGCGGCGATGAACTTGACCGTCGTTTCGGAATCTTGCGAGAAGATGCGGACAACCTCATCGACAGAATGGACGCCGGGGAGCAACTTGACGACGACGAACTTGCGCGCCTCTGGATGGCGTCTAAGGGTATGGCCCAAATCGCCGACGAAAATGCTCGACGTCGTAACGCAAACGCCGAAATCCGACAAAGGCGTTCCGACAAGTTTGAACGGAACGACGCTGGAAACATTTTCCGGAAGTCAAAGAAGCCATACAGGAAAAACGCCAAGGATGGCGACGAAATCTACGACGAGGATAAATATCGTCAAGCGATGATCCAAATCGAGGAAAGCATCCCCATGCGTAATCCGGATGCTCCCCGCTCGTGGACTCGCGACCCCGATGGTTACGGGTCTGAACAGGCGATGGATGCACGTCGCCGCATGACGGCAGCCGAGCAGGCGGCCATGACAAAAGATCTTCAAGAACGAAACAAGCGGTATGTTCACGGCGGAACAGACCTCGAAGAAGCAGTTGAGCGTGCCGCCAAGGTTCGTGGTCAAAAGCACGACAACACAGAGGCGCATCCTTCTCCGGCTCAGGAAATCAGCCAAACCATCCTTCCGGTTCTAGATGCAATGGAGGGCAACCCAGTTCAAGAAACCGTTGAAGGGTACGTGATCAATACCGACGAGATCACTGACTGGACAGGGCCTCGTCCAATTGACGGAAGTGGGAGCGGCCTATGGGGACCCAAACGCGAATTCGAATTTGATCTCGGTATGGAGTTGCGTGAGGGAATGAGGTCCCAAAGGTCACGTGGCTTCGTTGAACTGCGTGTCGTCTCCTCACGAGAAGAAAGCCGCTTGGATTACGACGGTGTCGAAGGGCGCACAAAAATTGTTGTTCCCAAGGGATCTCGTGGCATGTGGCGAGAGGATGACAACGGCGATTATGCAAAATTGACACTTCCGCCCGGAGACTTCGACGTGGTTGAAGATGCGGACGGGATGAGAACGCTGATTCCATCACGTCAAGAGTCATCATCTGACTTTGCTGACCGCCTCCTCTCCGACATGGATCAATGGGGTCGCCCAAGAAGTGTTGCTGAGATGCGCGAACGATCCGAATTGGAGAAAGTCCTCAGGGGGCGGCAAGTTGGCGAACCGCGCCACGTACGTTCTCACTTCAGCCAAGACTCCGCTGTCAGAAACAGGATGATCAAACGTCGAAACGAAATCGACCGTGGTTTCGCGAAAAACGGGATTGAGCCTTTCAACCCGGACTTTTCTGCACGTGACACGTCTCTTGATCAGTCGAGCGCAACGCGCATGATTCTTGCTTCCGATCGGCTTACCGATGGAGACCTTTTGGGCAATCTGCGTACATCTGACGGCGTCGAGTTTTCAATGACGCCCGAGGCGCTTGACTTTATTGAAAGGTCAGGAAGCGACGCTGTCGTCAAGAAGGTGTCAGAGGCAGCGGAAGCATGGCACGAAGGTGTTGACCGACGTGTTCGTAGTCGTATTTCATCAGATGAACTTGCAACACTTCTCGAAACCGGAGCGCCCAGCCGTCCAGAACGATCATCAGTGCTTTCAGCATTTGAACGAAACAACGGATGGCCAGATGGTGCTCCTCGCGAGAGCCTTCCAATGTTTGGACACGCAACCCACGCGGTTCACGAAGACATCGTTGATGACATGTTGGACGCAAACGGTCGCGGTGGTTTCCCTGCACTTCGGCGCGCAGGATTCTTTGACCACAGTGGAGAATCGCCGCACGGACCACTTTCAGCGCTTGGTGAATCCGACATCGTTCTGCGCCCAGAAGTTTCTATGCGTTCGGCATACGGAATGGGCGACATCTTGCGTGATCCAGTGTCGCTCACACGTTTGAACGATAACGATCCTCGTCGATATGCGTCTCAACTCAGCGTTTCTCGACGCGGCGACGGGGACACGGCGATGCGAATGGGTAACCTTCTTCACGCTGGCCTGACGGGTGATTTCCGTGGTGTCCAAATGCGTAATATGCCGCCTGAAGTGTCGAAAAACGGCATGATGACACGGTTGCCGTCTTCGTTCGGAGCGGCAGATATTCCAATGGAAACAGCGATTGCTGGAGGTTTTGACCTTCAGGACATCGAGCGAATCGACGTTCCCATCAACTCTCTTGGCTGGCAGCGACTGGAACTTAATCGCGGCGATATCGACTTTGAAGGGTCCGGTCTTGCTGGTGTGCTACGCAATGCTGGATGGTCAAATTCTGAGATCGACTTCTTGGCAACGTCTATAGCCGACGGTCGTCTTACCAGCGTGAAAAGCGCAAATCTTCTCCGACAGCATCGAGTGGCTGATGCTGACAAGATTCGCTTTGACCGCCTCGGTCTGAATGTCCGCTACACGAACTCTGAAGGCATCGACCTATTTAGTCGTCGAGACCTGACAACATCGACCGACTCCGGCGCTCGAATCGGGCGTGTGAGGAACGTCGAAGAAGCGTTGCTGGTCCGCCTGAACGACGAGGTTGGCGCACGTCAAGCGACACTTAGACCTGTCGTACAAGAAGGAATGCGCAGTTTCCGGCGCCAGATTCAAGACCGGATAAGCGAGCGCGTTTCGGATGAGGCGGCAACTCGCATTGGTGGTGTTGCTGAACGCATACCGACAGTAACCCCGAACCGCCGAGGACGTGTTGTTCAAAGGCTGTTGAGTTCAGATCGCGTTGAACGTCTCATGCGGCAATCCGGCCTTGAAGATGACAACATCGAAATGATTCAACTTGTCGGAGAAATGGCCATCGGTTTTAGTTCCGGTGGTCCGGCAGGTGTCGCTGCCGTCATTGCCCGCCGGGCAGGTCGTGAGGGAATTGACTTCGCAGTAGAAAAAGCAGTCGCTCAAGGCTGGCTGTCCCCTGAGCAGTCACGAAAAATTCTTGCCGCTGCCGACCGGGTTGCACCTGAGGGATTGCCTGATGCTGTAACGGATGCGATGAGTGATGCAGTCGACAAAGTTGTCGACAGCGAGGCGGGAGATAGGGCCAGACTTCTCGCGGACGCCGTAACGGAACGTGTACGTGAGATTGGCATTGGCGATCGAGTCGAGTCCGCTCGTGACAAGATTCGGCGTCGACTTGGTGTTGGTGGAGAGCAAAGCAGTACGCCTGCACTAGATATTGCTCCGGATGATCCGTTTGGTGGATCGGCAACTTGGGATCCGTTCTCGTCAACTGGTTTGCGGTCTACTCGTGTCTCCACCACGAAAGAACGCTTCCCTGAACTAACAATTCCAGAAGACGGCAATTTCGAGGGTCTTCACCGGTTCCACCGCGAATTCGGCATTTCCGACGATGACATCACACAAGACACATTGCGTCGCGTTCTGGAAACCCTTGGAGATGACTTCCAAGTTGACGATGGGTGGGGTGGTGGATCCACAAAACCGCTTAGGGAAATGTTGGAGCAAGGTTGGGACGACAATAAGTACCTAGCGGTGTATTCGCAACAAGGTGCTTTGGACATGATTACCTCGGTCGAGGCAAGTGATTTGGATCCAGATGTAAAACAGCAAGTAATTGACGATCTCAAATTTGTTGGTGCTGTTGCTGAAATAGGCAGAGTCAGTTATGCAACTAGACCCAAACCTCCGGGTCGCCAACGCAACGATGATCCATTTGGCGATCCCCTACCGGAACCAGAGCCGCCGACCGTAGCGGAACTCCAAAGTCGAATTGACGAAGTGCTGTCTAATGCTCCTGAAGATTTTGACGAGCGACTGCGTGATGCTTTGGAAATTCGACGGAACAGGGTTGAGCGTAAGGCAAAAGCAAAAGAAATTGAAACTGAACTAACAAACAGAATGTACGAGTATGAACGTCAACAGCGATACGGTCCTGAACGAATTGAGGTTGACCCCTCCGCTGAGGTCGGTCAAGCAACTCGTGCGAAGTCAGCAGCGCAAGATATTGCTGATCACGAGCCTCAAGATGGTGTAACTAGACCACCACAAGATTTGCAAGAACTAATGCCACAAACGCATGCCGTTGCTGATGATCTAACAAGCGAAAAGCATCGACAAGAACTCATTGACCTGCTCGTGAATAACCCAGAACTTCAGCAGGCTTTTGAGGTTCTGCAACAGAGAATCGACAACCCATACGGCATGTACGAAGGCGAAACAAACGACATGGATGCCCGCGAGGGGACGGCATACGCTGGAAGAATGATCGTGGATGCGCTTATCAGTGCTCGCGGTTATGACGGAGGAGCACTGCGCTTAACCGAAGAGGAAATTGACCTTCTTCAGGCTGTGCATGGTTTCGTCCCTCTGACGCGAGGGGGAAGCATTGAGCCGCAAAGGATGACTATCGAAAATGACGGTCTCCCCATCGGTGAAGGAGTCGATGGCGCCGGACTTTATTTCGCTGTTCAGGGAGCGAATCCCGAGAGGGAAGTCGTAGAGCACTTCGACGCATCTGTCTACGCTGGGGAACAGGGCGGAGTTATCAGAGCAGTTATGTCTCCCACTGCAAGAATGGGAAGCGTCACTGTCGTTTCAAAAATGGTCGAGGAAGCGCGACTCGGTTGGAGGGGCGAAACACTTGATGCGAACGTCGAAGAAAGAAACCCGATTGTTGCTCTTCATCGGGCCCTTCAGGCTGATCCTGCAAATGCCAAGGCTTTGGAGGCTTTCGAGAACATGATGTTCCGCAGCGCCGATAACAGTGGAGAATTCAACAACGCAACGTCGATCGCTGCGATCCTCATGGGTTATGACGGCTTGTCAAGTTACGCAGCAAAGAGCGGCGACAACAGGGTCATTCTTTACAACCGCACTTCCGTTGCGGTGTCTAGAACAATGCACACGGCAAGTGAATATACCGAAATGAAGCCTTGGGAGCGACTGCAAGAGAGAGCAACTAAACTTGCAGAAGATATGGACATCCCTGTGAATATGTCACCAGAAGAAAAAACACAGTGGATCCTTGCTGAAACACAACGACGATTGGAGTCTCTCTATGCTTGATGAACAGAGTCGTTCGTGGGGAATAGATGATCGCGTTCGCACCCTCCTTGACACCGAGGTTGTAAAAGAGCATCTTCGGAAACACGAAGGTTCGAAGTCGTACTTGGCGTCCGCTTTCACCTCTCGCGTTCCCGCAAGTGAAGTGTTGGAAATTCACCGTAAAGCATATGAGGATGCGTTACGTGAGGTTGGAGAATGAAAGCAATACCGGTTGGACGCACCGGCGTTGGCACCCTCTACTTTGTTGTAGATGGTGAGTCGACGGCTGTCGTCATTGACAAAAATAAGAAAACACACAAGGTTGATTTTCTTTCATTCGTAGCAAAAAAACCCATCAAGCGAATCATGTCGTCCGAATTCCATAACTTTTTATGGGATGGTGTTGACGCACCTAACGATAAGTGGCGCAACATTATTGAATCCCGAGTTCAGCCGATCCCAGACAGCATGATGGCCGGCGTCGACTTCATCGACAAAATGCCCAAGATGTCGAAAAAATCTCATCTTGCCAGTACCGTCGATAAAGACGATCGAGCGATTGAGTTCAAGTCGCTACTTGCATCCGGAAACAATGAGAAAGCACTAGGCCGTGCCTTGCGTCGTTCCGTCGGTTGGGCAGGCCGTCAGGCGACTGGTGGTGTTCGCGGATTTGTCCGTGGGGCAGTATTTGATCCGAGAGCAGAAGATGCTGACGGCGACGGATTTGTTCAAGAAGGAACACAGTTTGCCCGTCGAGTAACAGAAAGCGCCGCTCAGGGTGCCAGTCGTCAGGTGCGTCGTGCCAAGAAGGTCAGACGTGCCCAAGAGAGACTTGCGGATCGTCAACGGACGGGCATGAGATCTCGACGTGATTATTTGCCAAGATCATCAAGAGATCGTTTTGTACAAAGATCTCGCGAGCACTATCGCAAAATTTATGAAGAGGACACAAAGCGAGTTCTCGACATGTTTCACGGCGGAAAGCCAATCAAAACATATAGGGATCTGAAGTCTGCGATGCAACGCGCTAATCGCGGTTTTCTTGACGGATCATCCACAGCAGATTATTTGATGGATGATGACGACGACATCAAACCCTCTCATTATGAACACGCGATGGGTTTCATGCTTGCCATCAGTTGGAACCCGCGCCTTGCTGAACACAAATTCAACATCGAAAGCGCAGACACAGTCAGGGCAAGGGGTGAGGACTTTCCAGACAACGCCGATGGCGCAACTGGCTACAGGGGTCGTCAAAGAATAGCAGTATCACCGAATGGTATTGATTTTCAGCCTTCAAGGGAAAAACCGAGTATCAAGTTTGACCTTATGTATCAAGAAGAAGTGAGTTATGACAAGGTTGGCATTCTCGATCAGTTCGGCAACTTCCAACTCGAAACACACAAACTGTTCTTCACCATGCTTGACGGTATAGCGCCAGAACAAATCCTAGACGATTCTGGACGTCTGGTTGATAATCCTGAGGCTGATGACGAAGCAAAAAAATTGTGGGCTGAAGCACGTCGCATGGCTGCACGAAATATAACCATTCACGAAATGGGCCATGTCGCGCATCACTCCTCCTCCATGGATGATGCTCTTCGTGCCGTTGGTCTTGGCGCCGACGACGACTTAACAATGATCGACCTCAGGAAACGCCTCGACGATTTCGTCAATAGCGGACTATCTGACAAGGAAGTTGCTCGCACGCTTCGTGAACGCCTCCTTAGCCGCGAATACTCGAAATCTTATTTCCAGACCCTAATGGTCATGCAGATGTTGGGACAAAGAATGCCAGCAAATGCAGACTTTTTGCGCTGGGGACCAATTCAAAAATCTGATGGGACCGGACCTATTTCCGTTACACAGGGAATTGCAGATTTTTTAAATGCTGTAGGACGTAATCTGTTTCCAAACCCAACAGGCAGCAGGTGGCGAGATGGTGACCCAATCACGTGGGACTCTATTGAGACATTGTTCTATATGAGCGCTGGTGGGCAATACCCACTCTTTAGTGATAAGGGCATGCCATACACCAGATTCCTTCCGTGGAAGGGCAGAACCGTCGCACCACAACTAAAGACGAATACAGGCGATCGTGTTTCGGCACCCGACCTTGCCTTAATTTTGGAACACGGATTGCCTCGAACACCGATGACTCCCGCAGTAAGCGCTGAAGACGCAAAGCCACTGGTTGAGGCAATAATGCGGATGGGAGATATTTCCGGTCAACTTGCCGCTGGAAAACCCGCACCCGACATGACCCGTCCCCTGCGTGTTCCAATGACGGGCGGCAAAGTGACTCCATCCGACCTTCTAGATGCAGGGTTCGGATCAATTGACACTCGTGAACTTCTTTTGGAAGAAATGATGGAGGAACTGCAGAAAATTCTGAATGCAGGGATGAGTGGTCAGAGTCGCAACTTGGTGCGTCAAGTGTTGGAGCAAATGTTCACGACGACAAAACGTTTCGACGACCTCACCCCCGGGGAGCGTGAAATCGTACGCGCCATCGCAGAACTGGGAACACAGGGGCAGTGGGCCAGTTACATGGCCGCACACATCGCTCAAGACTGGGATGTCCTATTTGATTTCCATGACATGGAACTATTCGCAGAGATAGCGGCAGCAAATGGTGCGGGAAACGAAATTTTCCTGCGTTGGGGTGATGGTACAAGACCATTGAACGACAAGGAAAAGGCTGTGGTCGCAAAAGTTCACAAGTGGCTCTTCCCAGATGCGCCAATCAGATTCAAGTGAGGAAATCATGAGTTCTGGCATTGCTAAATGGAAAAAAGATTGGGATTTGAAAGTCGAGGCCGCTCTGGGCATGACTCGCATAGAAGCCAAACAAAAGTTGTCGAAAGATCAGATCATTGGCACCTTCCGCAAAATTGAGTTCGGTTCTGATCCGCACGCAAAAAAACGAATGTCTCTCATAGAGGAAATGGCAAAGACGTACTCGACGGCTTACACGTCTTTTCAAGACCCATTCAGGGACGAGATTGACGAAGAAATATGGGTTAGTTTCAATCTCGGTCTGTTAGATTTACCGAAGTCTCAGAGGCCAAAGAAAATTGGTTCCTCCAAACGTGAGAAACGTGAATCGTTTGAACGGTTTCAGAAGTCTGGTGGAAAAGTTCCCAAAGGACTTCAACCACCTTCCAGCGCCAAAGACGGCACTGAATAAACTAAACTGTAGGTATCATGGGTGATCAAGAGATCAAAGCAATTCAGGATGTCCTTTTAGACCTCCCTCAGGAGCGCATTACCGGCGACATCCTTAAAGGGCGCGGTCCCCGAAGGGGAAATCTGGAGCGATTGCTGCGTTATTGGCGACCCATCATGAAAAAGCCCGGTGGGTTTAGGCGTTGCCGAGTCATCCTGAAGAACCACCCAGAGTTGTACCCGCTCAGCCGAATTTGCGCATGGTTGCACCACGAAACTACTGGGTTGTGGCCGAACGAGGGGTGTCACCACCCCGGCATGAAGAACTGTAAAGGGAAACTCAAAAAACTCAAGAACTGGTCAGATGCAGATTTCAGCCGCAGGATGAAAAAGCGGTTCAAGAAGGGCAAGAAGTCGCTTGATGGTTACTGGATTGACGACGACGATGTCTTCTTCGGCGATTTCCCGGAACTAAAAAGTTTGGGTTTCGATGATGGGGACAACCCCGTTGTCACCGAATTGGACTACAAGCACGCCTTTTCTGTGTTGGCCGACTTTGTCGCCATGGAGCCAACGTTTGCCAACTATCTGCGCGACTACGACAACTGGGAACTTGAGGTCGAAATGACCGACGGCACCGTGCTTGTCAACGATTTCAGCAAAGACGATGACTGTAGCGAGTGTGCATGATGGTTGAATCATTTCTGTACGAGAAAGAGACGGGATGCGAACAGTGCCCCTCGATCATCGTCAAGCGGACAATTCTTGCTGATCTGTCAACCAAAACAAACAGGTCATACATCAGGGGGGTCGGAGCGAGTCGCGAAGAGATAATTGAGTACAAGGGAATGTCGATGCGCAACGGCAACTACCGGGTTAAGCGTGTAGGTGCTTTTGGATCTGGTAGCCGACTCGGTCAGGCCGCTCAAGCCATCGGCTCCATTGCTCTCCCGGGAAACATTTCTCCCTACCGAAGCCCAATTCGATCCGGAATCGCTCGCGCACTTACCCCCGGCGGCGGTGGCGGCGGGCGTCGCCGTGGACCCGGAGGCGGAACGAGTCGCTGTCCAGAGGGATACCAATACGGAGGTCGCTTCACCGACAACCGACTGTCAACCTGCGGTGCGAAATTATTTGACCTTCCTAGCCCGCTCGGTAGGGCAATCGGCGCAATACGTCGAGCGCTTAGAGGGCCACGCGGAATCCAGCCCGATGAGGTGCAAGGCGACCCCATTCGGGGAAGCAGAGTCCAAGGTGGAGTAACAACAACTCGCGCTCCACAAATCCCCCGTGTATCACCAAAGACCAACGCCGTGGCGCGAGATAAAGCCGTTGGCGAAATCATCAAAGGTATGGAAACCGTAGACGACGACGTCGCCCGACTCATTCGGCGAGATGGTTTCGTACTCGAACCTGTCGTCAGCCCTGCCGTCCTCCGAACCATTCCCGACAACCGAGACATGGAAGACGCCACCTACGTGATGCGTCTTCGAAGCGTAGACAACTTCGGCGGAGAAGAACTCGGGATGCTTTCCAACACCGGCGTTACCAATCTCACCTACGTTCTCAACAACGGAGGAACCGTTGAGGTGAAGAAGGTGCGCAAGTTGACGGTTGGTGAGCGCCGCAAACTTGGAAGAACGGTCAACAAAGCAATCAAGACTGACAACAGTTCAGACCCAGCCGCCCGCGCCAAGTACCTCGTAAACGAGACTGGCGACGGAATGTCGTACACCGAAAAACTGCCGAAAGGCCAGACGCTTGCCGATTCGTTTAAGAAAAAGGCCAAAAAAGCCCGAAAGGCTTCAGCACCGAAGCCAACTGGAAGCGAAGATGTCACCAACGTAGACGAGGCAGCAGCGATCATTCGCAAGGGCGGGTCTCTATCCCAAATCAGCCCGTCTGTTTTGCAAGAAGCCCTACGTAGAGTGAATCTTTTCAAGCGTCAAGGCGGAAATTACACATCTTCCTCCGGTAAATCTTATGGATTGAAGCGTTCATCAAAGCCAAACGATCACATCAACCATGGATTTTCCGCTGAAGTTCAGAAATTCTTGGGAATTGATGCTCCAGATTATGGGATTGTGGGAAGCGGGCCCAAGAAAAATCTTCTTATCGAGTCCCCAGAATCGGTGATCGACGGTGGAAAACTGTCAACTGACACAGATCTTTCTACTGTAAATGTTGACACTATGGCTGCGCTAATGGTTTCCGATCTGGTTTCAGATGTAACCGATAGAAAGAGAAACTCGATCGCTTTGGTCAGAAAAGGCGACACAACGTCGATTGTTCCTCTTTTTGCTCAATCGGAACTTCAAGATCTCTCAGACCTCAAGATCCGTGAACGCACCAAGGCGGCAATCCGAAACTTCCAATCGGTCAACAGTGCCGGCTTGTACAGCAAGTATTATAGAGAGTTGAAAGACGAGCAAAAACGCCAGATGCAGCAGCAGGTTTTCCGGCTTCTGGAAAAAGCGCGGGAGTTCAACTTCACAAGATATAGGGATCGGCTTTACAGAGACGGTCAACTGACGGATGGGGAGAAAACCCATCTAAATATCGTCACAACGATTATCGAGAACCGGATCGATGTTCTTCAAAACCAGCGTGAGCAGATCGTGCGGGCGCTTGGAGGTAACAAGTGAAGCAATACGCCATTGTTAAAGACCAGATCTCTGGTGAGCCGTTTGGTCTAGTTGTTCGAGACAACATGTTGGACACTTGTTATGGCCTTTCCGCCAAAGGCACAGCATGGGCGGAGTCGTACAACGAACTGGAAACAAAGAGCCTTCAGGACGAACTTCCTTATGGCGTTGAAGTCGGAGACTTCCGGGGAATGTCGAGCAATGAGGAAATTCTTATTGCGGACATGATTGACGGAAACCGAGATGTGACGCTACCCAATCGCGAGTCGATGATTTATGCCGGATCAAAGAAGACCGGGGCAAATTCGCTGCTCCTCGACGTATCCGGAGCACCCCTGTCATTCTTCAACGACAACGATTTTCAGGACGCTGTCGAGTTCAAAGTGCGTTCATTTCTTAATGAGTCATCGCGCTCATCAGTCATGGCGAAAGTGCGACTCGATCGTCTTGGGGTTGAACTGAAAGGACTAACCTTCAAGTCTCGTGACGATAACGAATACTTAAGTGATGATCTTGCCAATATGGCAAATGGCTCAGGGCTGCTTCGCCGAACCGTTAAAGAAGTGTTCGAAGCAAAGGCTGAAGCCCGCCACGACCATTCTGGCTACAGTCTTAGCCCATTCGAACCAGAAGTAAAGGCTCTTGGACCGAAACTGGGTGGCGGTCTTCGTTCTGCGCCTCGCGGAATGTCGTTCGTCGACATCACTGGTCGCGTTGACGGAGATAGTGACGGGATTGTTTTTGAGGGTGTTCCCGGAATGGAACGCCCAATCATCCCGAGGTTCATGGTTCCCAAGAACATGGCGCGACGTATCTCCGCTCTCGTTGATGGCGATTCAATGGAGATCGAGAAGCAGCGTCGCGCGGGTAACGCCAATGCCGCTATCGACGAAGGACGCTTGCAGGAACTTCTCGGTGATCAAGCGAATCTGATTCGCCGCATTGACGGGCAGGGTTTGCAATCGCGTCGCGCTGGACGGCGTAATCGCGAGGCTGACTACCCTCGCATGGACCCAGAGACAGTGGATCGCCTGCGCCGTGAGCGTTTTGTTCCAGAAACCAGCCCGTCTGGGCGCGCACGTCAAAACCGGATTGTGAACACCCCGGGTGCTGATGGCGGCCCGTCACGTCGTGCTGTTCGCGAGCGCTCTGGTCGGGTTATCCCAGAACCGCCGGCACGCGATAGAGGCGGAATGCGTTCGCAACGCGAAATGCAGTCCCAAAGAACTGACTGGGAGAGCAGCGACACGAACCGCCCCTTCTACCTGCGCAACGACGATAAATATGAACTTGTCTCACGTCGTCGAGACGAGTTTGGACGCATCGAAGAAATCTACAAAAACAACGAAACCGGAAAATTCGAAGGTCGCCAATCTGGATTTTCCGACATGGATGTCGAAGGCATTTCGATCCGTGACCGCAACAACAACAGCAACACTCAGTTTGACACGGCGGAAGAGGTTCAGCGAGTGGCAGAAATGGACAGCCGCTCACAATTCGAAGGAAGCGGCGGTCTAGCATCGCGCCGAGAGCAAAACGACGATGGGTCGGTGCCAGAGGGTGATTTTGTTGACATCGACCTAACAATGGAAGAAGTCGGCTACCTGTCTGACATCGTCGACAGTATCCGTGATGACATCGCGGCGGCCAATGACTCTGAAGCAGACGAACTATGGCAAGAGTTCTCTGACGCGATCGACGATGCTGCCGCTGGAGTTGACGTTGTTCGTCTCGACCGCGCTGACGCGGAACGACTTCGCGAAATGCTCGAAGATATTTACAATGCAGAGGTCGAGCAAGGCAACCCATCGCCAGAAGAGGGCGACGTTCTCGACCTTCTGGGACGAGCGATTGACTCGCCCGATGGAACTTGGGTTTCTCCCTCAATCGAAGACAACGGCGGAACCCGCCTATCGGTTGGAGAAGGAGCACGCTCCACGAGGCTTGCTCGTGGTGACGGTCAGGTGCGCCGCGATTCTAGAGGCAACATCATCCCTGAAGATTCCGATCGCATGAATCGCTTGGCGGAGAGTCGTGATAATCGTCTCCGTGAACTCGGATTTGATGACGATCAGATTGCTCAACTGACCCAAGGTCTACGCAATCGTCGAGCAGTCGACAGCATGACAGAAGAGGAACTCGACTCCGGACTCGCATTCGTCAAAGAACGAGTCGATGAACTGCGTGAAGAACTCGGAATCGACAAGTTCTGGGAGTCCTATTTCGAAGCCCACCCAGAGGGATGGGACAACTGGGTCCGAAACAATTTCGACGGAGATTTCGCCGACGGAATGGCAATCGCTGACGAAATTCGCCGGCAGCGCGCTCTAGGGCGCGACATGATGGGTCGACGATCCCAAATGCGGCGCGACGCGGCAACCCTCCGACGCCGAAACCGTCGTGCTGACTACATTCGAGATTTTGCCGAAGAAAAAGGTTTCGATCCTGACGAAGCCGAACTCGTCCTCGATGAAATTCTTGAAAAGATCGACGAGTTCCGAGGAGATTTCCCCGGCGAAATTGACGACGACAACTCTCGCAGTATGTACACGCCGAGCCGTAGGCGCACCGGATGGGGTGCAAGAATCAATAACGAAGAAGAGACCACTAGAGGTCGAATCACCGAAGGTCCACTAAAGGGCGCAACATACGAGTACTTCCGCGAACAAACATGGTCTGAAAGTACTTTCAACGATCCTTCAGAAACACTTGGGGGCCACCACAGTCTTTACGTTGAAACCCCTAACGGCACGATGTACCGATTTGAAGGTGATATCGAAGACGAGTTGGGCCTTGAAGACATCCACAAAGCGGGCGGAATGCGCTCGACTCGCGCAACCGGCAAAGAAATGTGGACACTCGTTGACGGAATCGATCGTCATAACGGCGGCTATGCGGATCTTGACGATCGGATGAGGTCCAATATCATGGAAGCGGCGCAGGTTCTGAATGGCAACGGCCACACGGGATCAGCAGGCAGCCTGATGAACGACCTTCGGGATTCAATCCGAGATTTAGAGATCAATGGTCGCCTCACGGGAATCAGCGAAGAGGACCGTGGAAACCTGTCCAACATGCTTCAGGATGCGGTTGACGAGTTGGTCGATCGCCGCAAAGCGGGAATGTCCGGTCTCAGGGCGAAGCGTAAGGGCAACCAGAAAAAGCCCAAAGGTGGCGGCAACGGACGACCCAACGCCGAGCAGCGAGCGCGCGCGGGAGTACCTGAGTTCAGCGAAACGAGCAACGCGCATGTCCTTAAGGTTCTAGGTTTCGGCGAAAATGGTCGAGGGGCACCCAAGACCAACGTCCCAATGACCGCCCAAGACCGCCCCCTGTTTGAACTCTTGGTTGCTAACAATTTTGTTTTGGACCTCGGCGATGGCGGTGAAGGCGGAAAAATTATTGTTCCTGATCGCCTGTATTTGTGGTCAAAAACTCAGGGTCGCGATGTGATTTCAGGTTGGCCCCGTCCGGACGGTCATGGAAGATTCCAAGCCCCTCCCGGTTCTGGTGTTGCATATCGAACAACCCACTTTTCAAGGAAAATGTCGTTTGGCCGTGAAGTCGAACAGTGGCTTAAAAAGATTTGGGGTCCTGACGTAATTGACGACTTGAAGCGCAACGCCAAAAATGGTGGGCGCGGCAAAGTTGGCTACGTGCCCAGCGAAGATGATCTTCGACGTCAGTACGGAGCAGCCCTCGGCAGGGAAGATTTGGTGGGAATTCGCTCCACTCGGATGTCGTCTTCAAGGCGTAACCCTGATCGAGGCATCACGCGATCAGACCGACGTGCGGCACAAATGGATGTAACCGGAACCAGCGGTCTGGGTGGCGGAATGCGCTCCCGTAGACGGCGTGGAATCGCCGGCAAAACGAAGATGTCAGATACTGACGGTCAGGCATGGGAGTCATTGAGTGACACGCAGCGCGCTGTCGTCGAAAAAGCCGCCAAGGATCGTCAGGGTCGCCTGTTCTGGGACATCACTCGCAAGACGCCTCTTGATGGTGCCCGCCAAAACATGATTGACGATGGGTTGTGGCGAAATGACATGTCCGAGGAGGAGTTGAAACAGGTTGCTCCACCCGACGATCTTCTTCCAATCATGCAAGCGGAACTTGACCGCGCCCTGAGGGACGGCGAGATCACTGCTACTGCCCATACCTCAGTACAGCAGCAACTCGACGACCTTAAGACGCTTTCACAAATGCGTCGCGACAACGATTATTCGATGCTTGAGCATCTCCATGCCGCTTCAAAGAAGCGAATTATTGGGGATTCACGCAAAGAAGACGACACCATTCCCACTCCAGCCAAACTTGGCCTCAACTCAGAGTCGTCGTTCTACTCGTCCGAGGCAGGGGCGGGGGCACAGGCACAAACTGAAGCCGTCGCCGAGCGCGCAGCAAAGCGCAAGGGCAAGCGCAGGGTCCCTCTTTCGGACCGGATCCTTCGTCCAGATCCCGAACGTAAGCAACGCCGTCAAAACCGACGTATGCGTCGGACCGGCCAGAGTGGTCGTCGAGCGACCGAGGCCGACGTTTCGGCGACACAGACCGCGCGGCGTAAACTTGCTCGACTTCTCCGTCGTGCGCGCCGCAAACTCCGTGGCAAGCGCGATGAGGGTGCGATTCGCAAGGAATACGAATCACGGCGCAAGAAACTTCCTTTGAGTCGTGCCGCTGATGGAACGCCGATTGTTGACGACAAGTTTGTCGACTTTGCTGGGTTTATTAATGCCCAGATTCTGAAGCGTCAGTCTGGAGAAATCAGCGCCAAAACTCAAGATGACGTTCTTCTCAACCTTTGGGAAAACGGCGAAATGAACGGCTCACCCGTACTGCTCGATCAGGATGAGTTCCAAGCCCTCATCGATGCTGGATGGACCCCCATCCACCGAGGCATGGGTCGTGGCAAGGACACTCAAGGGTACGTTGATTCCTACAAGGAAGACTCAGACAGGTTCATCCCTGCTCAGGGCGGTCGCGCCTATGGCGTTGGTGAATACTGGGCCACTCAGCGTGGCGGCCACTGGGGCCACTACGGTGATGGTGTCGTCGGCTTCGTTGACCCTAGCGGAGTGAAGAAAACTGCTGCGGAAATGTCCCAAATCAAGAGCGATCACCAGAACTTCGCCAACCACATCGACGACCTCATGAGGGAAGTCGGCGAGGATGCGCTCAGGTTGGAGGACCCGGCAAACGCCGTTGCTCAAATCCGCACGAGGCTTGACGAGACGGAAAAACGCCTCGGCACTGCTGGCCTCTTGGAGCAGTCCGATATGGGTCGTATTTACGACCAGTGGCTGGACATGTACGCCAAGATGAAGCCAGATGATTCGCGGCGTGAAAAGATGTGGGACGCCCTTATGTACATGCAGAAGATGCGCAAGTACGACGAGGGCTATTACGCCCCACTTCTGGGAATCGACTACATTGACCATGGTGGAGTTATCCTTGTCCACAACCGTGGAACGGTTGCACTTCTGGATCTTCCAGAAGCAATCAATGGGAATCAAGCCGACATCATTGTCAACGCAGCGAAGGGACAGTAATGGCAGAAAATTATTACGCTTCAGATCTCGACGAAGATCAGGTAAACGCACGAAAGACCTTTGGTGATAGTCACCAGCGTCTTTCGGTTGCTGCCGACTATCCGCCATTCTCGATTGACGCAGAGATGCGTGAAGAGTTTCTGAAGAAAGTTCGCGAGGCAGGAAATGCCGACCCGGACTCTGATCCACATGCCCCCATCGTTGATGAGTACACGGAGCAGATCGAGGAAGCGGAGATGTACCAGAAGCGGTACGGCAAGGAAAAGTTCGAGGCCCAGAAGGCTGCCGCAGAATTAGAGAAAATCGAAATCAGCGATTCGAAAGTTGCTCGATTGTCGATGGACTACGACTACGGGGACTGACATGTCTGGTGGCGCCGCGAGCAAAGCCGCCGCATTGCGGCGCGCCAAGGAACTTGGTTGCTCTGGCGCGCATCAGCACCCCGATGGTGGTTGGATGGCCTGCGAGACTCATGAAGAGTACGAGCGCCTCGAACAGGAACAGGAAGAAAAATCCGTACTTTCTAAGGTTCGAGATTTTCAAGGTGTTCGCGAACGCAAGGGCCGCAAGAAAAAAGCCAAGAACAAAAAGAATTGGGAAAAACTTGGCGAACGTGGCGTCGTCTCTATTGACACCATCTCCGCCGGTCTGGTTTCTGGTGCGATTGGCGGAAAAGCAGCGTCAGCAATTCCTTTCGATGGCGATGAGGATGTTTTTACTGACATCAACTCCGCGCGACGTAGGGCTCGCCAGATGGGGTGCATCGGAGTGGCCCGTCGACGCTCTACTGGAGGGAACACGGTTTGGACGCCATGCACCAACATCACCGATTATGCCCGTAGGTCTGGATCAACGTCGCTTGGACGCAGATACCGTGACCGCATGGATCGTCAGCGCGCACGTCGACTTCTCGAAGAAGAGCAAGCAAAACTGAAAAAGCGCAAGTTGCGCCGGAAAGTTTCCCTACATGAAGAGTTGTACGGCAAGTCTCTTGGCCGGATGCTTCGGTCTGCTCAGCCATACGACCCCAACGCCGTTGATGGTGATAACGACGGAATTATTCAGGATTCAACACCGTTTGAGCGTCCTGCCGTCGTAAGGAATGTCGGCAAGGCAGTCAAGAAGGCCGTGAAGCCAAAGAAGCCGTCGAAAGCCTCTTGGGAGAAGTTGCTGGAAAATGATCCGGGCTGGTATCCGGAGGCTCCGCTCTCTGTTCGGAAAAATCTATCCGAAAATTCGATGCAACAGTTCCGTGATCTCCGCAGTGGCATGCGATCAGGGAGAGTTGGCTCTGGTGGACGCGCAGCAACTGCAGCAATAATTAACAAGGTTGCGCCCGAACACAGAAATAAGCCAGAAGGATCCCGCACCCTGCATTTTGTTGGTGGAACAACGGGGGCGGGAAAAACATCCCTTATCGAAGACGGAACGCTCGATGTGCCTCGCTCAAATGAGGCGGCATTCATCGACCCCGACTGGATTAAAACACAGTTAGAGGGCTGGGATAATGGACGTGGCGCTGGAGCCGTCCACCCGGCATCCCGAGACGTTACGGACCGAGCGATGGATGCTGGTCGCGAAGCAGGAACAGACGTAGTGGTCACCGGAACCGGCAAAAGAACCGAACACCTTGAATGGGCCAAGCGCCACGGATATGCCACGGTCGGGCATTTTGTATATGTTCCGGGCGCTGAAGCGGATAAAAGAGTCGCAAGCCGAAACGCAATAAACAAGGCCGAGGGTGGTCCTGTTCTACCCGGCTGGTTTGGCAGTCAGATCGCTGGAGAATTGCAGCCGATTGTCCCCCGACAGATCACTCGTGGCCTGTACGACGACTTCTACCTCTGGAATAACAATGTCCAACCCCCGTCGTTGATTGCTAAGCGCACAAGAGATGGCGCATTCGAGATCAACGATGATGCTGCGTTTGATGACTTCCTCGGTCCACGCGGCGCCCAGTTTGTCAGGGATTATTGGAAAAATAACCAATAAAAACCCCCGAAAGAGAAATCCGAAAAAAGGCTGTTAGTTACTATGTAGCAGCATGTGTGTGGTCTATTATTTTATGTAAGAGGGCGCGTGCTTACGTAGTCTTTGCAACAACATCCATTCACACAAACTCTCCCGAGGAGGAGATCAATATGGCAGATGCAAGCCGCATCAAGGAGTTGCAGTCCGCGCTCCAAGAGAAGACCGCCGCTAACAAGGCGATCGCAGATTCATTCAAGATCGAGGACGGCGTCGTCGTTGTCGATCAGGCCCAGAAGTCGGCCTTCGACCAGAACATGTCAGACATCAAGGAGATCAAGTCGTTGATCTCTGGTCTGCAGTCGCTGGAGAGCGTTGAGGCTTGGGGCGCCGAGGCCGCTGGCGATTCCGTCGCTGCTGCCGCCGCCGCTGGCGAAGGTCTCCGTGAGGCCCGCGCTCAGTTCAAGTCGGTCGGTGAGGCGTTCCTCGGTTCCGAGGAGTTCAAGAGCCTTCAGGGTGGCCGCAATGGCGCCAACATGCCGTCGCCGTTCCAGTACGCCGGGTCGTTGACCACGTCGAACGGTTATGGCGTCAAGGACATCTACTCCGCGATGCCTTCCGGCACCCCCGGCCAGTTCGGCGCCATCCAGCGTGACCCGATCGTCATCCCGCCGCAGCGCACCAAGCGCGTTCGCGACCTGTTCCCGGTGCGCACCACTTCGGCTGCGATCATCGAGTACTTCCGGATGACCGGTTTCACCAACAACGCGGCGACCGTCGCTGAGCGTGGTGGCGAACCCGAGACGTTCGCGGCGAAGCCGCAGTCGACGATGACCTTCACCGGCGTTCAGGCGCCCGTGCGGACCATCGCCCACTGGGAGGCCGCTCACCGCAACGTCCTCGCCGACGAGCCGCAGTTGCGCTCGATCATCGACAACGAGTTGATGTACGGCCTCCGCCTTCAGGAGGACGCTCAGATCCTCGCTGGCGATGGCACCGGTGAGAACCTTGAGGGTGTGCTCCAGACCTCTGGCATCCAGACCTACGACTGGTCCGACGGTGCGCTCACCCCGGTTCCGGACACGAAGGCTGACGCGATTCGTCGCGCCGCCACGCTTTCGTTCCTCGCCTACTACGAGCCGACCGGCGTCGTTCTTCACCCGAACGACTGGGAGGACATCGAGTTGACGAAGGACAGCAACGGCCAGTACCTCGTCGCGGTTTCGGTCGCGATGGGTGGCGAGCCGCGCGTCTGGCGTCTCCCGGTCGTCGAGACCCCCGCTATCGCCGAGGGCACCGCTCTCGTCGGTGCGTTCGGTACCGGCGCCCAGTTGTACGACCGCGAGCAGGCGAACATCCGGATCTCCGAGCAGCACTCGGACTTCTTCGTTCGCAACGCGATCGTGGTGCTCGCTGAGCAGCGTCTGGCCCTCGCGGTCAAGCGTCCGGAGGCCTTCGTGAAGGTCACCTTCGACGGCGCGCCTGCTGCTCCCTGATCAGCACAGCAACCATAACGGCCTAGAGCCGTGAAGCAGGCCCCCGGGGTAACACCCGGGGGTTTTGCTTTTTATGTACAATGTGATTAATATGACTAAGAATGCGAACTCAGATAACGATTACTGGGACGAGTACAAACGTCATGGTAGAGACTTCCGTGGCGCACCAGAGGATCTAGAAGATCTCGTGGTTGAAGCCGACAGTGTCCGACTTCTTCGCAAGAAGAACAAGGATTCCGGCGGAAGGTATATTGACGAATGAGCATGTACACATACAAGGCTCGACTTGAGCGTGTTGTTGATGGAGACACCGTTGACCTAGTAATCGATCTTGGCTTCGATATTCACCACAAAGTTCGCTGCCGGCTATATGGAATCAACACCCCCGAGAGCCGCACCAAGGATCTTGCCGAGAAGAAACTTGGCTTAGCGGCCAAGGCTTACGTGGAAGATTGGTTCAACTGGAACAAAGACTGTTTTGTTCAAACCATCAAAGACGGCAAGGGCAAGTACGGTCGTCTACTTGCGAAGGTCTACCCAGACGAAAAGTGCGAGTTCTCTCTCAACGAACAACTCGTCGATTCTGGCCACGCCACTGAATACTTTGGCGGCAAGAGGTGAAGTACTCTTCCGTCAAGGAAGGCTTGAGGGATTACCTCATACAAGTAGAGTTCAGGGCGCTGGCGCTGATGCCTTGGACATCAACGGTTTACGGATGCGCAAAATGCCTCGTCTTTTGGGTTGACGAACCGAAATGCTGGGTATGCGAACAAGACGGCATACTGCTGGCGGAACCACTCGAAAAAGTCGAACTGTTCCGCCAGCAATACCGCAGGACTACTTAATAGGACACGCTCCGGTAGCACAATCGTCGAGCGTCAACTCATCCGTGAATGAGGTCTGGACCAACGGTACGGAAAAGTTGATCTTTCCGAGCATCTTCTCGTACTCTTCCTTGCTGCATTCCTCGTAGGGAGGCAGGGGGAAGTTGTGGTCTGAATGGAGAAGGAACGACACCGACTTGAGTCCATTGGTGTAGTTCTTCGACATCCACTCTTTGATCTCCGGAAGTTCCTCAAGCCGGTAGTACACGGTCACTGAAACCGCATTGTCCGCCCAGTCGGTCTGCATCTTCTTGACCCACTCCAACTGCTCGACGGCAGTCATGTCGGCAGCAAGAACCGCACCCTCGGGCGACTCGCAAGGGAACTCCACGACGTAACGTGTGCGATCCTCGCGTCCGTCAATTCCGACATCCCACTTGACGGGGTATCCCCGCTTGCGGCATGCGTCCACCAACGGGTCGGAAGAACCGAAACGAACACGACGGATATAAAAGCGAGCGAATGCGGGATGCACGCCCGGAGTTACGCCCGGAAGAAGGGCAAGTGTTCCTGATGGCTGAACCGTTGTCAGACGAACGGACTTGGGGAAACCATGCTCGGCTGAGTACTTCTCGTCGAGACCTTCCAGATACTCGTACACCGGGTCGAGCCACGACAACTGCTTCTCCGAGCACTGAAGAATTCCCGTTACTGACTGCCCGAGGCGAGCGTTCTTCGACACAATCTTGGTCGTCTTCTCGTACGGGTAGTCCATTCTCGTGATGTGTTTCTGACACATGTAGAGAAGTTCGGAAATTTCACGGAACTGAGCGAGGGACTCAACATTCGGGAGGAATACCGTCGCAAGGTTGCACGACTCGCCGTCACCCAAGGCGATCTCGGCGCACGGGTTGTAGCCCTCAATCGTCGGATCCGGCTTCTTGTGGCCAAGCCGACCGAACTGGCGGGCCAACTTTCGGTTCACGAAACCGTAAGGCTCGCCTGAACCGTCGTAACCCTTCCACACCTCGGGAACAATCTCATCCCAAGAGTCCGCGTAAATGGAGTTGTTGGAGTTTGCTCGCCACGCTGGAATCGAACCAGTGGACCAGTTCTTTGCCCGCAAGAAAAGAACATCGTCTGGGTCGCCAATGGCGATTTGTGCAGAACGGCGCGACGAACCCGACACGACGATCCGACCGATAATGTTGCAAATGTCGAGAACGTCAATGGAGCGCAACTTCTTGCCAACTCGGGCATCCATCACCTTGCAAATATCGGCAATTCCGTCAATCAAGGCACCCGGGCCTGACGCGGTTCCACCAAAAGTCTTGAGTGGAGCGCCGTACTCACGAATCAGGATCGTCGAATACGAGAAGGACTTGCCCGTGTAGAAGTATGACTTCAGCACCGAATGCACGAGACGTGACCAGCCCTGACGGCTGTCCGGAACAATGACATTTGCGTCGTTGCTCCTCTCGTGACTGATGGAGACTCCCGCCTTGACCTTTGGAAGTTCGTGGATCTTCGCACGCTCAACAGAAAAACCGACACCGCCACCAAGCATCAGGTGGTCGAACAAGAACTCGAAATCTTCGATCTTCTCGATATTCACGAAGTAACAGTTGTTCAACGATGCTGCGTTGAAAGCCTTGACCAGAGGAGTTCCCAACTGCCAGAGCGCCCTACCGGAGAAAGAGCATCGGAGGTTGAACATGTGATCAAAAAGCGCTTCGGCTTGCTTCTGCGTGTAGGGGACGCCGATCTCTGCCGCACCTTCGATGACGCGCCGAATGGTCTCAGGCCATGTTTCGATTGTTCCGTCATCCTTGGGACGACTGTAGGTGCGGAGGTAGACGATTTCCCCCATGCCGTTGAACCCCCACGGAGGCGATTTTGGGGCGTACGAGGCTAGGAATTCTTCCGTGAGCAGGGTCATAGTGGGACTCTTTCGATTTAATTGGATGGTCTTGATCGGGTTAGTATCGCCCGTTTATTGATTGTACTAGGTCGACAAATACGGAAAACGTTAAGCCAATCCTAGATTTCTCGCTTCTTGAAGCGGGATGTGTTTTCCCTTTGCATACTTCAAAACGCGGGCGGTTGTGAAAGGTGTTATCTGGCGGTCCTCGTAAATATCCTCCTCAAGAAGGAACGTTTGCTCAGGCACCAACGATTCAATTGTGTTGAAGCCAGCAATCTTTTCCGGTGCAGGGAGGTCACCAGAACAATCCCCAGTCGGGTGTCCGCAAACAGGACACGGCTCTCGCTGAGCACGGGCAAATGACACTTCCAGCCCGTCAACCCACAGATTCCCCGACCTATGAAAAGGATGTTCCATTCCCCCATCTTACTACTATTACTTATACGAACTGGTTTACATTGAATCCCTTGTTCAGTAGTAGTTCTATGACCCGGTATGTTTCTTCTTCATCCGGATTTTCGAACGGCGCCCTGAGGGATGCGGCCATCATAGCGGGGAATGGGACGTCGCGCAAAACTCGACCGACGCCGCGCGTGTAGGCCCTTTCATCATCCCATATCACGAAATCCGCTAGGTATTGGAAGGTGACGGAGACGAAGGTCGCTTCAGGCTCCCGCCAATCGTTTAGCGAGACATGGCACACGGTGAGACATTCACGAACATGGGCAGAGCCAGCGTCAAATAATTCTTTTAGATTCTCGTTTTTGGTGAGTTCTGGCTTGCTGGAATGAAATCCCTCCGCAACAAACGTCAACTCTGTGCATCCAAAATAGGACCTCATCGCCTGCATCGCCCCCGAGCACAACTCGAAACGCTGAGGCATCGGCAACTTCATCTTCTCTGGGTCCAATTGGACTATCATCGAGAGCGTGGCTTCATCCCAGCCAAAAAAGTTGAAAGGCACGTCGCTCCCAGCCCCCTGCTCGGCAACCAGACTTTCCTTGGCCACCTGAGCACTTGTAAGGGCTAATGCGATCTTCGAATATGTGTCGGGATATGATTCCACATCCAGTACAATAGTTCAGCAAACCAGAATTTGGAGTAACACCAAAATGACCAACAACCCGCCCAAGAAAGCCGCAAAGAAGGCGACGAAGAAGACGCCCGCAGCCAAGAAGGCTGGCGCGAAAAAGGCAGTGAAGAAGGCCCCAGCCAAGAAGGCTCCTGCCAAGAAAGCAGCCCCCAAGAAGGTTGTTGGCCCGTACTCTGAATTGGACCCAACCCCGAAAGAGCATAAAGAGCCCGAGGCACCCGTGGCCGCTGCCCCAGCCCCAGAAGTGACGATCCTTGAGAAGCCGTCTTGGCGCGCACGTCTGGTCAGCATCTTCAGTAAATGACCTTATTTGTTTTCGACAATTTTGTCGCTGGGACGGAACTCGAAAGCCAGATACGCGCAGATAACACGTTTTTCCCCGAGGCGATGCCCGGAGAAAATATCGGCAAAACGCTCAACGAGTTTCACTACGATCAGGCTGACTGCCAAGCGCCGTACATGTTTTGGTCCGGGTGGATGAACGATGAGGCTCGCACCGCACGTCAACGGCTCATAGAGAAAGTTTGGCGAGGAACGGGTCTTCTACCTTTCCCCGAAGACGAAGTTCTGGGATTCGAGTACTGGACACGCACGTTTCTTCCCGGTCAATTTCTTGGCCGTCACGTTGACGAAGATACGTTTATGTACGCTGACTTCCAGTGGTTCCATGGGCCTCACATCGGGTGCGTGTGGTACGGATTCAGTGAGGCGAGTGGATCATTCCTCGAAATCCACGAAAGCGGAATCGATGAGGGTTTCCAACAATTGGAAGCCGCCAACACGGACAAATTGGTCTCGCCAATCGAAAGGCGAGAGAGAATCGCCTACAGGCCAGACCGCCTTGTGGTATTCGATGCGGGGCACAGGCTTCACGAAACCACCCCAATCGAGTCCGGCGTCAAGCAGGTCATCGTCATCAACGTGTGGCATCGAGACCAAACTCCACAAGCGCTCAGCACTGGTCAATTTTTCTACGAATGACTCTTGACAGCGTCATACCCGTTTGATAGGGTATGGCATATGACGACGGTCAAAAACGACAGTTTCGTCCGTATCCATATCACTTCTGATATCTATCAAAGGGCTATGGAGCGTGCAGAGAGCCTTCCAATCCTTCCCGGTTCCCACCGCAAGGAAGACGCCAACATCGTCGGCTGTCTTGGCGAGGTCATCTTCGAAAAACTCCTGTCTGATTCCGAAGTCCCATTCACACCGTTGTATACAACAAAGCATGATTTACGAATCGTAAACGGGCTGTCTGTGGAGAAAACCCTAGAGGTTAAAACCAAGGACAGAACCGTGGCCCCACGGCCAAACTACGAGGCGACACTTCCTGCGTACAACCACGATCACCAAATCGCTGATTACTACGGATTCGTTTCCTTACAGAGAGGTCGTAACTCAACAGCCGGAATTGAGAGATTCCACAGCGCATGGGTTGTTGGCGTAGCCAACCGAACAATCTTCGACCGCCACAAGAAGTTTTGGAAGGCAGGTCAGCAAGATCCCACTAACGGAACCGTTTTTTGGACGGACTGCTGGAATCTGTACATCCACCAACTCGCACCAATTTTTTACGCAATCAACCAATGGAAGGCAACCGACTGATCTAACATGGACGACATGAGCGACGAAACAGAAATTCCGACAGTTGACAGCGATCAGGTCACCGAGATCAGCGCAGTCACCGCAGCGGCACACACCCAAATGTGTACCCTCACGTACGGCGACGCCGAAGACTCCCGAATCTACGTGGTGATGTGGGATGGTGAATTCCTGCGACTCATGCAGCCATTCTCCATCGACACCGAGAAGGCCCTCATCACCTACAAGATTCTTGGCCACCTCGAAGTCAGTCTCCCCAAACTTCTTGATCCCGTCACCATGGAGCGTCAGGCACAGGTCCTCATCGCCGCCTACCACGACGGACTGAACTCGACGGAAGACGAATCAGCCGAAGAAGAGTGACATGAGCAGCGCCCCTCAACTTTTTGTGGCGCCCAACTTCCTGACAGAGGAAGAATGCGGAAGTTTCATGAACTTCTTCCGGGGAGACTGCCCATGGGTTCAACCCGATGGGGCCGATCACCAAGAGCGTTCCCACTGGTCTCAAGACACAAACGTCTTAGACACGAAACAAGAGTGGAAGTACCTCGCCGACTATTTCGACGAATTCTCTGCGCGATCGAAGATCGCATTTGAAGGGTTCTTTGGAGAAACGCTCCTTCAGCCGAACGTATGGGCGATGAGGAAGTGGATTGTTGGAGACCGTCAAGCGGCCCATTCTGACGTCGGGCACTCCAACGGAATGCTCATCTTCAGCCCTGTGAAAGAGGAGCACGGGCCTCTAAGTCTCCACCAGTACGACATTGCCTCGGTCCTCTACTTCAATGACGATTTTACCGGTGGGCAAACATACTTCGAATATCAAGGCATCGAAATCAGGCCCAAACCGGGAATGCTTATCGCTTTCCCAGCATCACACCAATACTTGCACGGAGTCACACCGGTCGAGTCCGGCGAAAGGTTTGTGATGACATCGTTCTGGCCGTACGCAAGAACGCTCATTCACAACCTCCTCCCACAACTCCCCAACGACTGGTGGAAACGTTTCGGCAACTACAGGGAAATCATGAACATGATTCCCTATGAGCAGGTTCCTAATGTCGACCCGGCAAAGATTCCGCCTGACTGGAATATCGACGATCCGCGATGAGGATCTATGGCATCAACGACTCCAGCCATGATGCCGCCCTCTCCATCATTGAAGATGGGGAGATAGTTTTCGCTGCCCACAGTGAGAGATACAACAAACAAAAAAACACGTTCTACCTTGATCGCTCACTTCTCGACGAAGCGCTTCAATTCGGCCCGCCCGACATCATCTGCTATTTCGAAAAACGCAACCTCAAATGGTTGAGACGCATGATGTGGGGAGGGATTAACGGCGAGTACAGTTTCCTATACAAGAGAATGCATAAACATGTACTCAATGCGCGCGAAAAACAAGTAAAGCATCACCGCAGCCACGCAGCAGCCGGATACCTGACATCGGGCTTCGAAGACGCAACAATCGTCGTCCTCGACGCAATCGGCGAGATTGAAACAGCAAGCATTTGGGATGCTTCAGGGCCATACATCAACCAAAGAGAATCATTCAAATACCCCTTCAGTTTTGGTCTTTTCTACAGCGCATTTACAAATCTTGTTGGGCTCAAAGCCGGAACAGAGGAATACATTCTCATGGGGATGGCCGCATACGGCGATAAACGCCGGTTCCTCAATGATGTCGAAAGTTACTTCCCGCGATGGGACTTCCAAACCGCCTCATTCCACAACGGGGTTCCGGACTGGCCACACCCGATCGAAACAGAACAAGACAAATTCGACATCGCCGCCGCAGCACAACTCGTCTACACGCGACGACTCATTGAATTCATGCAACACGCACGCCGTGACAGCAAGTCGACGAACCTTGTCTTCATGGGTGGATGCGCCCTCAACTGCTTAGCAAACACAAAACTTCTTAGCATCTGGGAAGAAGTCTGGATTATGCCAAACCCCGGAGACGCGGGATCAAGCCTTGGTGCAGCACTTTCCATATACGGCCACCACGTCGAATGGCGAGGCCCATACTTGGGGCACGACATCGGTGGACCTTGGCCAGTTCAAGAAATCTACGATTCGCTAGTTCTTGATGGCGTAGCGGCAGTGGCATCAGGTCGCGCAGAATTCGGCCCACGATCTCTGGGAAACAGAAGCCTTCTCGCCGACCCTTCTAGCATTCACATCAAAGACCGAGTTAACGACATCAAACATCGCGAACAGTTCAGACCGTTCGCCCCTGTCGTCATGGAAGATCACGTTCATGACTGGTTCGCAATCGACAGGCCATCTCCATACATGCAATACGCAGTGAAATGCCTTCAACCCGATCGAGTGCCGGGAATCGTTCATCGAGATGGTACATCTCGCGTACAAACAGTAAACGAGATGCAGCACCCAGACCTCTACCAACTTTTGAAAAAGTGGCATGACGTCACAGGTATCCCCATGCTTCTCAACACCAGCCTCAACATCAAGGGTCAACCAATCATTAACGACATGCGTGACGCCGAGGAGTGGAATCGCCGATACGGGCGTCAGGTTCACACGATTGGCGCAACATGAACGAAGACGAAATAGCCCACCGAAATCGGGTGATTCACAGGAATTTCCAAATCGTCCAAGAAGAGGAATACATCACCGAAGTTATTGGCGACGGATGGTGGAGTAGCACGCCACTACATCGTCTCCGAGTCGACGACCAATTGGGACACTTATACCCCACCGTGGATATGTGCCACTTCACCGACAAGATTCACGAAACAGATGGAATTCGATGGACGCACGGCAACAGGTGGTACGAAGAATTCACCAAGCCGCGTTCCCCGGAAGATCAACTCCCCGGACTCATCCACCGAGTGAACAGCGACAACTGGAACGGGCCAGAATTTGAGAAAAACCCTGCCGTCCTAGCGTTGGGATGTTCCGTTACAAGCGGCATCGGCATGGTCGATAACTTCATTTGGCCATCCCTCGTTCGCCACATGACCCGCAACACCGTCAACAACATCGGAATGCCCGGAGCGTCACCATCGCAGTGCGTTTACGCCGCATTCGCGCACATTCGTAAATATGGAAATCCCGGAAACATCATGTTTCTCGTCCCTCCACTCGACAGGTACTGGGGGCCACGGGAAACAAAAATTGATGACGGCACCATTAGGGACAAAATCTGGCCGGTCACAGGAATCCACTACTTCCCGGAACTGCAGTACTACATCGACCACAACGGCACAGTGGGTAGCCAAAAGCCTTACAAGCATCAATCAATCGATGGCAACAAAACCCAGATCCCCGTGGACGTTGTCGCTCACCACAATCTCATGATGATCGAGACGTTGATGATGTACTGCGAAGCAAACGGAATCGGATTTCGCATGTCATCGTGGTGTCGACGCACCCATATGCACCTGAAACTTATCGGATATGAGAATCTTGCTGGAATCCCAGACTTCCTCCGACGTGATCAGCGTCAACATGAGCAGTACCTCTTCGCCGACGACGAGTACAACGAGTGGGGCGCACCACACGAAATGTCACCAATGGGATCACGCACAAATTGCTGTGACCGCAAACCCCAAAACAACTGGCAGGACAGATTCTGGGATCATGGGCTCGACATCAAACATGACCGCTTCTATCCGCATCCCGGAATGCACTATCACCTACATTTCGCAGAACTGTTCCTCGGTCGACAGATCAGCAACGACGATCTAGCCGAAATCACGGCGTGGCATGAAGGAACAAGCCTTGAACCAGCCGACTGAAGATTTTCCACAATTCTGGCCGGGCCCAGACACCACAAATTTTGACCACAAACTGTCAAGCGATTTTCCGGAACGAACGTCCGGATGGCCAGAGCCAGACATCATCTGTGTTGGGTGCAGTTTTACTTCCGGGCACTGCATTCCGGTCGAATTATCGTGGCCTCACATCGTTGCGCTCGAAACTGGTCTTAAAGTGAACGTCCTTGGATTCACGGGGATGGGCTATGTGACCATGGAGAATACGATTTGGTCGCATCTTGCTGTTCGGGGTTTACCTCAGAAAATAATGTTCCTTGGGCCTGACCTTCATCGCTTGTACGCGAAGATGCCACCCGAAACCAACGATGTTGCGGAACATAGGTTGAATTGGGATCCGATCAGAGAGTGCTACGCCTCAAACGGTTCAGATAAATTTAAACTGCGCCAATACGACGGAAAAAATATTCGCCCACACCACAGCATCATCACCGGCATGAACATTGATGCCGTACAGCGCATCTCCCGGTGGACAAAACGCCTCGGAATCGGATTTACACTATCCACATGGTGGAAACCCGCTCACCACACCTTCACCGAACTTGGATTAGCCGACTACACGCCGCTCTCAACAGAATGTGGCCACGAACCCGTCAACGACACGCAACGTCACTGGTGGAGTTACTCGACAGACGGACACCACGGCGGATTTCACGACCAACTCCACTTCGCAGAAACATTCCTCGGTCACCCGATCTCACCATCAACACTTGAACAACTCGACGAACCATGCTCTCTGAATACCTGAAGCAACCCATCCCAGAAATCATCGATTTCGACTACCACAGCGCATGGGAACACCACAAAAACATCGTCTACCAACACTTCACCGACGAACACATTCAGATAAATCTAAACGGCACCCGGACGACGCAAGGCCAAAACTGGCACCCCCCAATCCCCAACCACAACTACACCGTCAACCAACAAAACTGGCACGGCACCAACTTCACCACCAACCCCGACCTCCTCACCGCAGGCGACAGCATCACCGCCGGATACGCCCTCAACCACCAACACACATGGCCACACACCCTCGCCAACCACACCAACCAAACCCTCAACAACATCGGCTGGCCCGGCGCCAGCATCGCACAAACCATCCACATCACCTACAACCACATCCACCACTGGGGAACCCCCAAACACATCCACATCTGCCTCCCCGACATCACCCGATCATGGGCAACCCACAACAACCAAAACCAACCAATCTGGTACGACCCCACCACCACCAACTACTACACACACCAAAAAAACGCCCACAAATTTAAACAAACCTCCCCCGACGGAACAAAAAAAACCCCACCCCTACAAACCACCCTCAACGAAAACATCCGCGCAATCCAACACCTCACCAACACACTCCAAACACTAAAAACACAACTCACACTCACCACACACAACAACAACACCCACCAAGCACTCCACAACCACCCCAACTACAAACACCACAACCCCCAAAACCCCAACACCCCCATCGGCCACCCCAACTGCTGCAACCACCCCGGCACACACCCACACCACCACATCGCAGAAACACACCACGGAGAACCAATCCCATGGCACTAAAACACTGGATCAAACACATCTGGAACCGCATCACCCGCAAACACAAACCCCCCTACCTATACTGAAAACCATGCCACGACCAAACGCCACACCCCAACAACTCTTCTGGAAAAAAGTCGCCCGCACCACCAACCACAACGAATGCTGGAACTGGACCGGAGCCCTCAACAGCCAAGGCTACGGAAGCCTCCAAGCCAACAAACAAAAATGGCTCGCCCACCGCTACTCATACCACCTCAACAAAGGCACAATCCCAAACGGCTACCAAATCACCCACACCTGCGACAACCGACAATGCGTCAACCCCAACCACCTCATCGCAGGAACAGCAACCTACAACATGCGCGACATGGTCAACAAAGGCCGACACCCAGAACACGCCGTCACACACTGCCCCCAAGGCCACGAATACACCGAACAAAACACCTACCGCCAACCCTCCAAACCAAACCAACGCCTCTGCCGAGAATGCCGACGAAACAACAACAAAAAACGCCCACCACGCACCGAATACAACCGCGAATACTGGCGCAAACACAACAGCAACCGCTCAGATAAATCCAACCAGAACGACATAGGATAAAAAATCTGGCACGGCTCCCCCCAGCAGCGTCTGGCTGAGCCAAAAAGTTTTTCGGGACTCTCGGCCCGGCTCGAACAGGTGTTCGTTTGGTCGTGGTTGTCCACAGGTTGGGGGTAACCCTGTGGATATTGTGTGTCGTACAGGTGTTCGTCGTACAGGTGTTCGGGTGTGGGACAATGGGTGTTATGGATGATCGTGTGGATATTGACAGTGTTGAGGTCGAGTATGACCCGTTTGAGTCCCGTGTTCGTGATTCGCGAGGTCGTTCGTTTGCTTGGTGTGAGGCTGCTGCTGAGGTGTTCGTTTCTGGTGGTGTCCATCTGAAGGGGATGAACTACACGAAGCCTGAGTTGCGTGAGCGGTTGAAGCGTCGCATTATGGCTGGTGACAAGGGGGGTCGTGCTGGTCAGTGGTCTGCTCGGAAGGCTCAGTTGTTGGCTCAGGCGTATCGCAAGGCTGGTGGCGGTTATCGTGGGGGGAAGTCGAAGCGTCAGAGGTCGCTGTCGAAGTGGACTCGTGAGGAGTGGACGACCTCGGATGGGAAGCCGGCTCGTCGTGCTGGTGGGACGACGAGGTATTTGCCGAAGAAGGCTTGGCGCAAGTTGTCCACGGGTGAACGTGAGGCGACTAATCGTAAGAAGCGGAAGGCTTCTCGTGAGGGCAGGCAGTTTGTGGCGAACACTGAGAAGGCGAAGCGTGCTGGTCGTCGTGTTCGTGAGGCTGGCCCTGAGGGGAAGGGCAATGTGACTGGTGTTGGTGGTGGTCGTCGTGAGCCGATCACTGGGGATGGTAAGCCGGAGAGGCCCACGGGTAATCGTTACTGATACTGTGTGGTACATGATCTCAAAGAAATGCTTGACATGGTTGCGTGAGTTGTGTACCATTGACACCATGACCTACCGCATCCAGCAACTGTTCATGTACGTCGCTCTCGCATTCGTCGGCCTACTTGTCATCATGGTGTTCGTTGATCGTGTCCAAGCCTCCGAGCAGTATGAGTGTCGTGTGACGATGGCTCAAGTCACAACGTTCGACACCATGTGGCGAATCGCTGAGGACAACTGTGATGGCAACATTCGTAACGCCGTGTACGACATGATCGATCTCAATGGTGGTTCGCCTACAGTCCACCCGAATCAGTGGATCTACCTGCCGTCTGAGCCGTGATAATCTCGGCTCCATGAATCATCCGAGAGAGTGCCACACTGGTTGGGACACACTGATCGACGAGTTAGAGGAACACCTCCACTACTTGTCACCCGCCTACGTCACCCATCAGATCAAAGAGAAGTTCGGCACTCTCAGGTACTACGCAGAGTATGTACCTAGTGCTGATGATGAGCCATACCATCACCGTACAGAGACAGCCAAGAGGATGTTCCATCGTCTGATCGACGAGACCGAGAGGCGATCTGCCTACCATTGTGAGAGGTGTGGCGAACCCGGCGTGCTGAGGAAGCACCTCATGTGGTACAAGACGCTGTGTGACCAGTGTGCGCCTGAGAACTCGGAGGAGGTGGAGAGAGAGGAACCCGTGGAGGACACGCTGACGTTACTCGCTGACCTGATGGATCAGGACGCCATCCACGTCGATGTCATGCCGTCCCTACTGAGGGAGGCAGCCGACACGATCAAAGCCCTACGGGAGGACACCATC